CTAACGCTGCATTTGTAAGGTCCTGCATAAGCAGAACGTTGTCGGCTTCTCCTCCTTTTGCTCCATGTATTGTTGACATAATGATACGCGGATTTTTGTTTATCATCTCACCATTCGCCCGCATGTTACGAATGTAGTTCTCTGTAATGGTATCTAAACCATCAAAAGATTCATACCAAACTTTATCTGTAAGCAATCCATATTTTTCCATACATTCTTTTAATGTATATTTATCTTCAGAATGTAAAAGTTTACCTGTTTTAAAACCAGGTAGCACATTAGTTCCAAGGTATTCATATATATTTTTTATTTCTATATGACCTAACAAATCTCCTTTACGCCAATGCTCCCAGTTATTTAAAGCCATAAGAAGTTTTAGTGGTACAGAGTTGACTCCTCTATGTTGATAGTACCAACCTTGTAATTCACATAAATCTTTTACATCATCAAGGAAATGGTTAGCTGAAGACAAGACCAACCAGTTCCCCTTTGACATATCAACCTGTGTAACATCAGAATATCTTTTTAATATTCCTTGTTGAGTTCTAGGTTTATAATCTTTGTGAAATCTATTCTGTACTTTGTTTATAATTTTCTGTGATAGTTCATGTATGGGTCCACCTGGTATTCTATAAGATTGATCCAACACTTTAATATCATTAACTTCTGTCTTTAATGCTATGAAATGATCTACATCTGCACCAGCCCATTTAAATATAGCTTGATCATCATCACCTGCTATGTAAGTTTTGTTTGCATTTGCCCACATAGATCTAACCATTTCCCATTGTATTAATGATAAGTCTTGTGCTTCATCAATAAACAATGCTTCAAAGTTTGGTTTGTTTTCTTGTGCAATAAACTCTTCTAATAAATCTGTAAAATCTTTTAAACTTTTTTCTTTTTTATATCGTTTGAGTTCTTCAGATAATAAATAAAGTGTATCTCTTTCTATATCTAATATGTTTTGTCTAGAGTCATAGTATTCTAATAGATCCATACGTTTAACTCTAGCTGTATTCATGATGGTTAAGTATTCATTATCAGAATTAAATGTGCCATCATCTTCAGAGTGTCTTGCTGTTTTGATAGGTACACCAACTAATTTACCAAATTCTTTGTAATCTTCTGCGGTCATCATTTTTTCTTTTGTCATAGCTAATCTTCTAAAAGCAAAAGAATGTAATGTTCTAAAATTTTCTAAATCATTTTCTACATCTAATCCAAATTTTTCTGCAGCTCTAGTTGCAGCTTCTCTCGCTGCTTTTCTAGTAAAAGAAAAGTATCCTATTTGTTTTGGCCTAACACCTTGTTGAATAAATTGATCAACTAAATTTAATAATGTTGTAGTTTTTCCTGTACCAGGTGGTCCTAATATAATTGTTTTCATTAAAAAGCCTCCTGATGATATTCAACTTTTGAAATTGTTGTATCTACTTTTTTCATAGTTTTTATTTTAATAAGTCTTGGGTATTGTTTTTTTATAGGTATTCTTACTTCTTCAACAAAAACATTTTCTAATCTTTTTATTAAGTTTCCTGTTTTAGTTTTATCTTGATCCCAATTATTCTTTTTACAGAATGCAAAAAAATCATCCATTCTAAAATATGTAAATTCTTTATTCTCATCGGTGAATGGAAGTTTATTAAATACATCATCCATTGTTCTTGCTGATTGTCTGTTAGTAGTCCAGTCTTGTAGTAGTCCTGTAATTTGATTTATTGGATTTAAAGATTCTAATGGTTCTACTTCTTGTAAATTTTGCATCATTGGTTTTAAAAAATATTGTTTCCAGTCTCTTGATTTTGGAACAGGTACAACTAAATTAGCTTGATCTAAACATGCTAGTGCAAACAAAGGTGGACTATATAATTGTTCCGAAGTTAATTCGATCCGCGTTCCACTTACATCTAAAAACCATTGAGGTGGATTTGATTTGTATTTAGTTAGATTACCTAATATAGGCATTTCTTCTTCACCATAACCTACACCAAAACGTTTTGTTCTACACAAACCCGATTGACAGACCGCGTTGATTGGTGCGTCTTTACATCTATACTTGTCATAACCTTTTTTGTTTACTGATTTAATTAGTTGTTGAACCTCACTATTACTTAACTTGGGATCCATATATTTTAAATTAGCTTCTACAATTTTATCTTCCCAACTATCGGGATGTGATTGTTTGTAGTAAACAGCTATATTAAATAATGCATTGTTCCTAGACCCCTCACCAAAACCAGTTGATGCCAACTTGTTTAGACAAGGAGGTCCCGCAGGAAATGCTTCTTCTATTTTCTTTTCTTCGACTTTAATTTGTTTGACTTGTTCTTCACTACACGCGTGAACATCATAGAGCTGATAAAATTCCTCAAGTGTACAACTGGTGCCAGTATTGTTGATAGCATATCGTAATCCTTTCGTTCCATTATAGTAGGGTAAGTTTAAGAAGTTACCTGTATCCCCACGTTCTACAAGTATTTCTGTTTGTTTAGGAAAGATCTCTGATCCTTCGTAACCTAAAACTTTTGATAATTTTTTGAGTGTGCTCTGCATAAGTGCTGCAGAGATAAATTCTTTTGTAAATAAAAATACGTGTGCACCGCCTGATTTAG